CCCATACCGGTGTTAGATATATTTCGCCCCACACCAATGGTTTCGTACCCAGCAGAACACAAATAAACGTGGGACCTTACGCCCTCATGGCGCTTGAGCATTTCAATAAGTCTTTCGGTCACTAGTCACACAGCTCGGCTAAGGTTTTCCAGTCTTCCGCAGTCCAGTTAGAAGTATCCACAGAGGCAGGAAGCTCAACCGTAATTCCGGAAACGTTAGCCCCAAGCACAGCTCCGGCCGCGTTCGTGTTGCCTTTCAGACAGGCCATAGCGTTGTCCTCCGGCGTAATCTCTAAGCTATTCAACTGGGTACAAGCAGCTAGTGCGTAGCACGCAACACCTAAAATAAGTACTCTCATTTGAACCATCCTTTAATAGACTGAAATGTGCGCACTGGGTAGTACAGAGCGCCTGACTTAAACCGTCCAAGACCTAGTACGCTCAGGGCTTCTCGAAACACCTTGTCGGCCTGCTTTTGGTTCTTAACAACGCCATCGCCGTGGGTGCATAGGTAATCGTGGACCACTGCCGCCTTTCGGTTTTTTGCGTTCGCTACAGGCACTAGCCACCGAAGCAGCTTAGGTACACTCGCCAGATCAGTGCAATACCCCGCAGGCACGGTCACGGTGCGCCCCAGAACGTCGCTATAGTACACCAATGGGGCATGTAGCCGCCATCCACCATCCACAGCTTCGGCAACTAGCGCGGTCTGGAAGTGGCTCATAATACGCACCTAGGGCTTATTAAAAAAACTAAAGTAGGAACCCGTTAGCAGGGCACCTAAGAATATGTAGGTAAAGGTCTTGATTACGGTATTTGCCGCAGTACGTTTAGCTGACCGCCAAGAGTCTAGAAGGTCGCGTATTTCACGCATGTCATGAACAGCGTCGTCGTCTTGTAACCCCACGTCACGTAAGGCTTTTTTAGCCCCCGCCTCCGCAGCACGCTGTATCATCGCTTCTAGCTCTAGGTCGTTCATCTCATGGGTACTCCTACTGCTTTTGGTACCTGCCTACACTATACCTGATTTTCTTCCAAGCGTGGATCAACCCAATCAGGGCAGAGTTCCCAAGCATCGTCAATGTAGTTGTACTTGCAGCCGTACCAATCGTCTGGCTCAGTAACGTCCTCAATAAGAGTAGCATTGCTAGAGTTCATGTCGCCAATGATAAAGTCCAAGTTAGCAGGGTCGCCTACTTCGATGCAGTCAGCCTTCATGTTGACCGGCTTGTCGTCAGCAAACAGGTACTTAGAGCAGTTCATTGCGCAGATAATCGTCTTCATTGGTCTATCCTTCTAATAGAATTGATGTTGTTGATAGGGCTTTGCCAATTGCTACACCTGCGGCATATTAAATCAAGGTGTACACTTTTCTGCGTTTTATCGACATAAGGTTTGGTTAAACCACCCTCACCTTGTAGTTACCCGCGACCACCGCTGTAATCCTAACCTTGTCACCCGCAGGAGCGTCAAAGTTGTAATCAGTCCCCAGTATTGCGCCTTGGTTCAATACATTTGCATCATAATCGAACACTACCTTGTCGACAGAAGGCGTTGCAGAAGTCGATGTTGATTTTAAAACAATGCCAAGAGCAAACTTAGTTCCAAAGGCAGGCCAGTTGCCATCTGCAACATTGCCCACATCAGTACCGCTCATGTTGTTAGCCGCTACCGTCTGTGCTTGCTCTACAGCTCCAGCCGTTGTGTTTATAGTTGAGGATGCCCAAGTTTCTGAGGCGTAAGCAGCATTAGAGTTGTAGTACCAAGTGCCATCTACCCCGCCATGAACAGAAGCTAACGAGCTTGCTATGGTTCTGGTCGCTGTCTCGCCATTGCCTATGACAATAAAACTACCACCTGTAACTACATTGCTAACCAGTGTTGGATTGAATGAGAAAACATAATTAGCTGTCTGGCTGTTCAGGGTTTCCGTTGCGGTCACGCTGTTTAAGTCAGTATAAAATGTTGTGTCTACGGTATCTGCTCCAGATATTGCGGATACGTGCTGGTCTGTGACGTATAGCGCGCCTCCTGTGTCTATTATTGCAGAGGTTCCATAGCTGGAGTTTCCTTCATCCCGATAAGTCACAATTGCTTTGGTGCTGGTTAGCGTTGCTACTGAAACCCAGTCTGTGGAGGCAGACTCAAATACAGCAGGAGTTCCAGCAGTTATCGTTGAACCTGAAACATCTAAGAGGCAAGCTGTTCCATAGCCGGAGTTTCCGCCATCCTGATAAACCACAACTGCTTTGGTGCTGGTTAGCATTGCTGCTGAAATGTAGAGTGTGGAGGCAGACTCAAATACGGAAGGAGTTCCAGCAGTGATGGTAGAACCTGAAACATCTAGGATACACGCTGTTCCATAGCCGGAGTTTCCGCCATCCTGATAAACCACAATTGCTTTAGTGCTAGATAACATTGCTACTGAAATGTAGAGTGTGGAGGCAGACTCAAATACAGCAGGAGTTCCAGCGGTGATGGTAGAACCTGAAACATCTAAGATACAAGTTGTTCCGTAGGAGGAGTTTCCTTCATCTCGGTAAGCAACTATTGCTTTAGTGCTAGTTAGCATTGCTACTGAAATGTAGTTTGTGTTAGCAGACTCAAATACAAGCGGGGTTCCAGCGGTTATCGTTGAACCTGAAACATCTAAGATACAAGCTGTTCCGTAGTCGGAGTTTCCGTTATCTTGATAAACCACAACTGCTTTGGTGCTAGTTAGCATTGCTACTGAATTGTAGTTTGTGAGGGCAGACTCAAATACGGCAGGAGTTCCTGCAGTTATCGTTGAACCTGAAACATCTAGGATACACGCTGTTCCATAGTCGGAGTTTCCATTATCTCGGTAAGCAACTATTGCTTTGGTGCTAGTTAGCATTGCTATTGAAATGTCGATTGTGAGGGCAGACTCAAATACAGCAGGAGTTCCAGCGGTGATGGTAGAACCTGAAACATCTAAGATACAAGTTGTTCCGTAGCGGGAGTTTCCTTCATCTCGGTAAGCAACTATTGCTTTAGTGCTAGTTAGCATTGCTACTGAAGTGTAGTATGTGGTGGCAGACTCAAATACAGCAGGAGTTCCAGCAGTTGGTTCTTGTACTGCACTGGAAAGCTCGAAACTACCACTGGTAAACTCGCCTGAATACATCTCCCAATCACCGGATGCAATAGCGTCAGTGTTTGTAAAATCAACGGTAATCTGGCAAGTTGCAACACCAGAGGCAACAGAGATTACTCTCGCCTCGCCTGCTTCGCCTGCGCTTTTGTTTTTGATGACCTTGCCTATGTCTGTAGATGCCCACGAGCCACTACCAAGAGTAAATTCTATAGATCCGCCAGTTGTAGCCGCAGGAGTCAGTGTTACGGAATAAGCAGAGTCTACAAGCGTAAATCCTAAGTCGTTTGTAATTATGTCCCATATGCTATTGGTTACATCTGTCTGTGACACTTCCTTGGTCACGCCGACTACAGGAGCTAGGAGCGTTCCTGATAGAGTTATCTCTGAAACTTCGCCAGCCGCGAATGTCTTGGTGAGTGAGCCGCTAGTTGGGTCTGTGTCAATTCCTGTGACTGTAGCGCCTGTAAAGTCTTGAGTGCCTGTAAAGGTGTTATCTCCAAGGATAGCTGCTGTGCCTACTACGCCAGCCGGAGGTAACCCAGTAGCATTTGTTAGAGTGCCAGAAGCGGGTGTACCAAGAACCGGCGTGACAAATGTCGGGCTAGTAGCGAATACCAAAGCACCTGTACCCGTCTCGTCCGTTACTGCCGTTATAAGGTTTGCACTAGAGGGAGTTCCAAGGAAGTCGGCAACACCTGCCCCAAAGGACGTAATGCCTGTACCACCGTTGGCGACAGCCAGTGTGCCTGCCACCGTAATAGTTCCTGAACCCGTTATAGGGCCACCAGAAGTGGTTAGTCCGGTTGTGCCACCAGATACCGCCACAGAGGTAACACTGCCGCCTATTTCAGTAGGATTAGCATTAAGTACCGCAGCACCTGCGCCAGCACCGTCGGTAACTACCATCAGCTTACTGCCACTAGGGATGTCTACTGTAGCGCCTGAACCCTGCTTGATCGTAATAATCTGGCTGCCCGTTGTAGCGTTCTCGATCATCCACACTTTAGATACGGTGTTGGGGCCGAGGGTAACCGTGCGTGTAGCGGTTAGCGATACACCCGAGGTAAACTTTAGGTAAAAACCACGAGTCGCGTCAGCCGTTGCATCGGGCATTGTGAAGGTTTCATCAGCATCAGCCGCCATATCCTTTGTACCAAGACTAAAGCCGTCGGCAATTAGCTCAAGGTTAGTGTTGGTGCTGGTGCCCCAAGTGCCGTCCTCATCACCCGTGGTGATTTCTTTTAGGCGGAGGTCATTATCATATGTAGCCATTTGGAGTCTCCAGTCTTTAGACTAGTGTGCTGCCACCAGCAGCGGGAATAGTAGTTGCGTAAATCTTTGTATTCCTACGCAAATTTAAAGCTTCGCCACAGTCAGCACAAGTATCGGCTGATAGCTCGTTTTCGTCAAGATCGTAGCCGCAATGGGAACAAATTACTTGTACTTCGTGCTTGGGGTCTATGGCATCGCCCAACTGTACTGCCTCGTTTAATTTAATCACGCTGCTATCTCCGTCCAATTTGGTGTTTGGCTATCGTCTACGTCTATCCAATTCGGGTTCTGATCTGGAACTATTTGACTCCAGACTAGTACAGTCCCTATTTGACCCGTGCCCTGTACGCCAATGGCGTATACATTTGCATTCGCCGATTCAGTTGTTTCGCCTAGTGCTGTGGTGCCCTGTACGCCTGTTACGTTAACAAGAGCGCTTGCTTCTGCTGTTGCTGTACCGAGTTGGGCAGTTGCTTGCAGGCCCGTTACGTTTAAAACATTGTCTGTTTGGGTACTAACAGTACCGATCTGGCCTGTGCCTTGTACGCCAATGGCGTATACCGTAGCGCCGCCTGTTACCGCCTCTTCACCAAGGGCCGTGGTTCCCACCACTCCAGTAACTGCTATAAGCGCGTTAGCTTGGGCTACTACGGTACCAACTTCGCCAGTGGCTGCGTTACCAAGGGCCTCTACCGCGCCATCAGCTTCAACGGCAATGTTACCAAGGGCTGTGACGCCTTCTACGCCAGTTGGGTTTACTGATACCCCCGTACCCTCAATGACGGTTTCTTCGCCAAGGACCGTAGTGCCTTCTACACCCGCTACAACAATTATGGCCGCTGCGACAATACCTGCGGTGCCTACTTGTCCGGTAGCTTCAACACCCGTAACTTCAGCTAGGGTACGCAGATCAATAACAACCGCGCCGAGATTACCTGTCGCCGATACGCCCGTAACCGAAACGTCTGCGTTGGCTTCTACTGAAACAGCGCCTAGTGCTGAAGTGCCTTGTACTCCGGTAACAACGACATTAGCCTCGGCCGAGACCTGTACAGAACCAACTTCGCCTGTGGCAGCGTTGCCAAGAGCATTTACCGCCCCGTCGGCCTCTACGACTATATTACCAAGGACCGTGGTTCCAGAAACCCCAGAAACAAGTACCGTCGCACCTGCACTTACCGTTTCATTGCCGAGCGCCGACGTTCCAGCAACACCGTCTACATAAATAGTGGTGGTACTAGAACCCCAGTTATCTCGACCCCACGGGCCAGAACCCCAGCCTATATAGTCCGTAGAGGAGGCCATTTAGACCTCTTAGGCAATACGGATTATGGCGTTGCTCGCGTCCGCTGCTGGGAAGACAATAGTGAAGTCACCCGCAGTTGAAGTCTTGTCCGCACCAAAATCTAGTACCGCGATTGCAGGGTTAGTGCCGCCAGACTTGTAGATTAACGCACCGCGAGCTGTAATAGTCGCAGAACTCCACGTAGTATCCGCAAAGTCCAAGAACGCTGTAGTGCCGCTCGAAGCAGGGTTTGCAGAGATGGTCAGCGTATTGCCGCCTGCCACATAGCCCGTTCCGGCCACTTCATTAGTTGTTGCGTACGCAGTAGTAGCCGCATCAAGAGAAGCTGCTGAAGTAAACAAAGCGATCTTAAATACCTGTGCCGTGCCACTGCTGAAATCAAAGTCGCCATCAAGAATTTGAACTTTGAATGATGTTGCCATAGCCTGTGTAATAGCCATTTTACTTTCCTCTTAAATTACCTTGGGTCTATTCTGAGTTGACCAGAACGATACATATCTTCGCGCAACTTGCCGTCGCCTAGATTCTTGAGTAACGCAATAGCGTCAATATACATTTTTTGGTAGAGCGCGACCATATCCGGCTCCCCCTTGATAAAACGTATAGCTTCGACTAAAGCGCCGTTAAGCAGTGCAGAGTCAAACTCAGTACCAAGCCACGTAGTTCCGGCAGTAACAATAGACTCGGGGTAATAACCGTAGTGCAGCTCAACCTCGTACCCTGCGTCTGGCGTGGGGCCTATAATAAACGCTGTGTCGTCAAAAACTCCGTAGTGCGCTGGAGCGCCCGTACTTGTTGGGCCGGGGTAAGCTTCTCTAATAAAGTTAACGTCCTTATTGAGCAAGAAGGTGTAGTTATCGTCGCCGTCCACATACGCCAAAGAGAAGGGGTAAAGGAAGTCCGTGGGGTACACCAAATACTTGTTACCCGTTGTCAGGTTGCCCGTCTGGTTTTTACGCAGCGCAGGAATCTGAACAGTGTTGTATATCTTCTGCTCAGCCTGATCGGTAAACATAGCAAGCTGCTCGTCCGTAAACGTCTGCTCACAGATGTCAGAAATGTTAGTCTTCAGCTCGGTGTAATTCACCTACTGCTCCTTAACCCATTGGCCCACGGGCCATTGTACCCTTGGTCGCCGCGCCTACGCCACGCACTTTAACACCGCTAGTCTTCATATCTTTAGGCGGCTGGTTGCAGCAGTCAGCTACTTTGTACATAACCGGCTCATTTGGGAACTCGATTATCTTTGGCGCTTTTACGTTTGATCGTGACTTCATTTTCATTTCTGTCTCCTAGCTCGTAGTTACTGTTACTGTGCCTACGACGCCTGTCCCTTCCAAATTGTCTGGTGTAAGTCCAAAAGGATCGTTTAGCCCTACTGGGTCCCACCCCCATTGAATATCCCTACTTGCTACCAACTCCGCAGAGTCTGGCCGTGGGTTTCGTATTGCCTGTGGGTCTTCAACTGGGAATTCCCCTAGCCTGTTCTGTGGCTGATCCGGCTCCCAACACTCAGGGCACGCCTTTACGTTGGTCTTATTGCCCTTCACTACTAACTCTTTGAGCTGCCTAAGTTTATACTGAAAACCGCAGACATCACAGATCGCTAGTGCTTTTTGTCCCGAGGCGTATTTATAGCTCATAAGCCTACCTTATGCTGCTTATACGGGGCACCAAGCTAAGCGTCGCTTTCTCCCGGTCTTCGCCCGCTGCTAACTCAAACTGACGCTCGTACTCGGCTTGTAGCATAGGAATACGGGGCATTAAATCTGGGTCTTTCTGCGCTATGTAATACGCAAGCCCTGCAACGAGGCAGGGCAAGAAACGGAAGTTAACGTCGGCGGTGTTAACCCCTGTCCCAGAATCTTGTATACGGCGCATCCGCCAGTACTTAAGCACGTAGTAAGGCTCGCCTAGTGTCCCCTGATTGGGAACCGGCCATACAGTCACCGAGGGGTTTGCTTGCCCACGGTCTACATAAAGCTGTATAGGACGGCCTTGGTTTAGCTTGTTAGGTATGCTTGAGTAGGTAGAGACGCTGATGCGCGTAATGTTCAGGTCTGACTGCGTAGTAATGTTGCCTTCCCCTGTGCGAACTACATGCTCTAGCAGGTCTATTGTATCGGCGGGCAGGTCGTATGTGGCGGTGCCTTGGGCGAGGTTTAACGTGCCTTCCTCGATAGTCCACATGTTAATGCCACGGTTCTGCCACTCAATAGTCAGCAGGTTCATGGAACGGCGAGCAGTACGCAGGTCATAACCAGAACGCATTTCTCTACCGGCACGCTCCCACGCTTCTTCCGCAATCTCGGTGAAGTCCATGTTGAATGTAGCTGTGCCAGATGTAGCCATTATTTACCCCAACTTTCCCGCGCTTTCGTCTGCGCAGTTTTAGATAAATCTTTGTAATGAAATAACTTTGCGGACTTAGCTGACATCGTTTTGCCTGTCATTACAGTCCCGTCGGGGTGTTTGTGCGTGCCCC